GGTCCGTTAACGGAAGACGCCCCCCTTGTTAATTCGGGTCCCCCAAATACCCGCCCCTTAATATATTTTTGACCCCCCTTGTGTTTTTTGGTTCCATAGCTGTAGAATCCAATCACCTTTTGGAGTGCACCCCTTTCCTCCATGATAAAACTAGACATTGATAAAACGGTTCCGTACCCCGAGAGTACCGAACCAGACAAAGCAGCGACCTTGCGTGAAGACATGCAACTGGCCGCCAACACAGCCGCCGTCTTAAAAGGACTGGGCGCTGACGTTGAAGACTCCCCCACTGCACAAGATGAGGCTGACGAGGTATTTGCTCAGTTCTCGGAAATTGCAAAGAAACAGTTCGAAGACGCCATGTCCGAGAAGCCAAAGCGGGGCAGGCCACGTACACGACCCGAAGCCCCAAACGCCTCGGCGTTAATGGAGAAGGTGCCAGTCGCCCAGCGCATCAGTACGATGTTGCGCGAGTACAACAACCCAATAGTTGCCGATGCAGCAGAGCTGCGTTTGGTAGTAACCAACAAGCTACTAGACCTAGCGGGCTGTGGGGATCCTCGCATCGAAATAAAAGCGACGGAGATGTTGGGCAAGATCAGCGACGTGGGCTTGTTCTCCGAGAAAACCGAGATCACTGTGACCTACAACAATGTTGAGGACATCGACGAGGCGATCAAGGACAAGATTCGCAAGATGATGAAGTTGAATGCGATCGACGTGCCTTCCGTGGACTTAGACATGAAGAAGGAGTTTGAGGACCCTGAGGTTATTGAAGATGTAACGCCCAAAGAGCCACCAGAAGAGGACACTGTTGATGTCTGACGAACTGGATAACCTCGACCCAGAGCTCAAAGCGCTGCTGGCTAATCTTCACCTGTTAACAAAGAATCAGAAAGATATCATCTTTGCCGACTTAGCCCGCAAAGAAGCTATGTTGGAGAAGCAGCTGGCTCAAGATACGTTCATGGGCTTCGTGAACAAAGTCTGGCCAGAGTTTATTTCGGGCCGCCACCACAAAATTATGGCCAAGGCGTTCGAGCGAGTGGCTAACGGGGAGTGCAAACGGTTGATTATCAACATGCCACCCCGCCATACGAAGTCAGAATTCGCGTCTTACCTGCTGCCAGCGTGGTTTCTAGGTAAATACCCTAATAAAAAGGTCATCCAGAGCTCAAATACGGGTGAATTAGCGGTCGGATTTGGTCGAAAAGTGCGAAATTTGGTCGATTCCGAGCAATACAAGGACATTTTCCCCAATTTGCACCTCCAACAGGACTCAAAAGCGGCTGGTAGGTGGAATACCAGCAAGGGTGGTGACTATTTTGCGATCGGTGTAGGCGGAACGGTGACCGGTAAGGGTGCAAACCTGTTGATTATTGACGATCCGCACTCAGAGCAGGAAGCTGCGCTGGCTGCGAGCAACCCAGATGTGTTTGATAAGGTTACGGAGTGGTATACCTCTGGTCCGCGTCAGCGTTTGCAGCCGGGCGGGGCTATCGTGATCGTGATGACTCGGTGGGCGCAGCGAGACTTAACGGGCCAGGTACTCAAAGCTGCCGCCGCCCGCGGTGGAGAGCAGTGGGAAGTGATTGAGTTTCCTGCCATCATGCCCTCGGGTAAACCCTTATGGCCAGAGTTCTGGTCTTTGGGTGAGTTGGAAGCGCTCCGTCAGGAATTGCCTAACTCAAAGTGGCAAGCACAGTATCAGCAGAACCCAGTTGGTAACGAGAGTGCGATTATCAAGCGGGACTGGTGGAAATGGTGGGAGCATGAGAGACCACCCGCGTGCGACTACATCTTGCAGTCATGGGACACTGCGTTTGAGAAGACTAACCGTGCTGACTATTCAGTGGGCATGACGTGGGGGATTTTCTACAACGACGAAGATCACAGTTTGCCGAACATCATCTTACTGAATGCGTATAAGAAACGTGTGGAGTGGGTGCAGCTCAAAAAGGATGTGTTTGACGAGTACAACGAGTGGGAGCCCGATGGCGTGTTGATTGAGAAGAAGGCCACGGGTGGTCCGTTGATATACGAGCTTAGAGCGATGGGGATTCCTGTGCAGGAGTACACGCCGAGTAGGGGTCAAGACAAAATTGCCCGCTTGAACTCGGTCTCGGACATAATCGCGTCAGGGAAAGTATGGGTTCCCCGTACCGCCTGGGCGGAAGAGGTAGTTGATGAGATTGCTGCATTCCCCTCGGGCGAGCATGACGACTTGGTGGACGCGACCACTCTTGCATTGATGAGGTTCAGGCAAGGAGGGTTTCTCCGCTTGCCTTCCGACGAACCGGAAGAACCAAAATTTTACAAGCGCCGCAACGCGGTGTTCTACTGAGGATGATGTATGGCTACGAATGTTGATAAAGCTTTGAACTCTCTTATCTCTGGATTAGAGGACCCCGATATGGGCGAGGAATCTCAAATTGAGATTGAGGTTGAAGACCCAGAATCTATGCGAATAGAGACAGAAGGTATTGAGATTGAGTTGTCTCCGGAACCTAAAACTATTGGCGCTGAGTTTGGTGCAAACCTTGCGGAAGACATGGATGAGGGTGAGCTTGGCACGCTTGCGTCTGAGTTGATGGGTTTTGTGGATGCGGATATTTCCAGTCGTAAAGATTGGACTGATACGTATGTTAAAGGTCTTGAAGTATTGGGGATGAAGTATGAGGAAAGAACGGAACCTTGGAGCGGTGCTTGCGGAGTATTTTCAACCGTTCTTACTGAGGCCGCGATACGCTTCCAGAGCGAGACTATCACTGAAACGTTCCCTGCTGCGGGCCCGGTCAAGACGGAAATTATTGGAGCCATTGACCGTCTTAAGGAGGAAGCTGCTGAGAGGGTAAGGGATGATATGAATTATCGCTTGACTGAGGAGATGCCTGAGTATCGTCCTGAGCATGAGCGCATGTTGTTTAACCTTGGGTTAGCGGGCGCGGCGTTTAAGAAAGTTTATTTTGATCCTGGCCTTAATAGGCAGACATCGATCTTCTTGCCCGCTGAAGACGTGATCATTCCTTATGGGTCTACGGGCGCACGTACGGCTGAGCGCGTCACCCACTTAATGCGTAAGACAAAAAATGATTTGAAGAAGCTGCAAGTTGCGGGTTTTTATCGTGATGTTGACTTAGGTGAACCAGTTAATATTTATAACGATGTAGAGAAGAAAAAAGCCGAGGAGCAGGGTTACTCTATTACGGATGATGACCGCTATCAGCTGGCTGAAATCCAAGTAGATTATGTGATGCCTGGTGATGAGCATGAGGATGAGATTGCTCTGCCATATATTGTCACCATCGACCGCGGCACGACTAAAGTTTTAGCAATTTATAGGAATTGGAAAGAAGATGATGAGGCGTATGCAAAACGTCAGCACTTGGTTCAATACGACTATGTTCCCGGCTTTGGTGCGTATGGTATGGGACTTATTCATATTATTGGCGGCTATGCTCGTGCTGGCACTTCTCTTATACGTCAGCTTGTTGACGCAGGGACACTCGCCAACCTTCCTGGCGGGCTAAAAGCTCGTGGCCTGCGCGTTAAGGGCGACGATACACCGATCGCACCGGGTGAGTTTCGTGATGTAGATATCCCAAGCGGATCGATCAAAGACAACATCATGACTTTGCCCTACAAGGAGCCTTCGCAGGTTCTGATGGGGCTGCTCAATCAGATCACAGACGAGGCGCGTCGTTTGGGGTCGATTGCAGACATGAAGATCAGCGACATGAGTGCGCAGTCACCTGTCGGTACCACGCTTGCGTTGCTTGAGAGACAACTTAAGATTATGGGGGCTGTCCAAGCCCGCGTGCATAACTCGATGAAAGAGGAGTTCAAGCTTCTCAAGAATATCATCAGAGACAACATGCCCGAGGACTACGACTACGAGCCCATGGGTGGTGATCCCACTATCAAGCAAGCGGACTACGATATTGTTGAAGTGATTCCGGTGAGCGACCCTAACAGCTCAACGATGGCTCAGCGCATCATGCAGTATCAGGCTGTCATGCAGCTGGCGCAGCAAGCCCCGCAGATTTACAACTTGCCTGTCTTGCACCGCCAGATGATTGAGGTGCTGGGTGTGAAGAATGCAGAGAAACTTGTGCCGGTTGATGATGATCAGAAGCCGCGTGACCCCATCAGCGAGAACATGGCGTTCCTCAATGGTGAGCCAACGAAGGCGTTCATATACCAGGATCACGACGCGCACATTGCTGCTCACTCAACATTTATGCAAGACCCGATGATTGCACAGCAGATGGGTCAGAACCCCATGGCCCAGCAGATGATGGCGGCTATCCAGGCGCACATCGCCGAGCACTTGGCGTTCTTGTACCGTAAGAAAATTGAAGAGCAGTTGGGTGTGCCCCTGCCCGCGCCTGATTCTGAGTTGCCCGAAGATGTTGAAGTGCAGTTGTCCCAGTTGGTTGCGCAAGCATCAGCTCAGCTCTTGCAGCAGAACATGGCGATGGCGCAGCAGCAGAAGAACCAGCAGATGCAGCAGGACCCACTGATCCAGATGCAGCAGGCTGAACTTCAGATTAAGGCGCAGGAAGCTCAGACTCGTGCGCAGAAGACGCAGGCTGACATTCAGCTGGCGCAGCAGAAGTTGCAGCTTGAGGCTCAGCGCATGCAGGTTGATATGCAGAAGGAGCAGCAGCGAGTGACTTCACAAGAGCGTCAGAACACCGAGCGCGTCACGTCGCAGAACCGCCAGAACGAACAGAAGATTAGAGCTGACTTGGCGAAGAATCTGAACAAACCACAAACACCTAGAGGAGGTATCCGATGAATGAGCTTGAGCTGCTCAAAAGATACAACGACGAGTTCAGGGATCAGGCGGTTGGTCGCCTCATCTCGGGCGGTGCGAAAGATTACGCGGAGTATCGCGAGTTAATTGGTGTGATCCGCGGGCTAGACCACGCCAACGCTAGTTTGTTTGAACTAAAGAGAAGGCTAGAAACAGATGACTAATGCGCCAGAGCCCAGTGTTGCCGGGTCACCCACGTACATTCACATTGACGGGCAAGACATCAAAGTTGTTGCCAAGATGAGCTTGCCGCGTGTGGTGGTGTTTGATAATTTCTTGTCGCTTGAAGAGTGCGAGGGGTTAATCAACGGTGTTGAGCATAAGATTGAGCAGTCCACGGTTGTGGATGAGACGCTCAATAAAGCTGTAGCGCACTCGGCGCGGACAAGTTCTGGGTCTTACTACCACCGCGGGCAGACCGAGCTGGTTGCCCGAGTTGAAGAGCGTATTGCCAAGTTACTTAACTGGCCGGTTGAAAACGGTGAAGGCTTACAGGTCTTGAAGTACGAGGTGGGGCAGGAGTATCGGCCCCATAACGACTACTTCTCTGGAGCTTCGTCTAGTTTCATGGTCAGCGGCGGGCAGCGCGTCGGTACGTTCCTCATGTACCTCAACACTCCCGCACGCGGGGGCGGTACAAGTTTCCCTGATTCGGGTCTTGAGATTGCGCCGCAGGCGGGTAGCGCGTTGTTTTTTAGCTACGTAAACGCAGATAGTTCATCAAAAACCCTACACGCCGGTACGCCGGTGCTGGAGGGGGAGAAATGGGTAGCCACAAAGTGGTTACGAACAGGCAAGTTTTGATACAGGTGTATCAGAAACGTAGTGAGTTGGGGGTTATCTCACCGCGTCTAAACATAACCCTTAAGAGAGAAATATGAGCGAAATCTTAGTAAGCCAAGACGGTGCCACAGCCACTGTACTTCCCGCGACGGCTGAAGAGAAAGCCAAGCAGGTTCCTGATCCTGCTACTTTTCATGTTCTTTGTATGCTTCCCAAAGCAGAAGAAGAGTTTAGTGAGACTGGGATTCTTAAATCCGCTACTGCCATGTATCACGAGGAGCTCCTTTCCCCCGTGTTATTCGTAGCTAAGATCGGCCCAGACGCATTTAAAGATGAAAAACGTTTTCCTTCTGGACCTTCGTGCAAAGTAGGAGACTTTATTATTACCCGCCCCAACACTGGCACGCGAATGAAAATTCACGGTACAGAGTGGCGTTTAATCAATGATGACTCTATTGAAGCTGTTGTGCAAGACCCCCGCGGCATCCAACGTCCATAAGGAGTAATCATGGCCAATTTTGAAAAAACAGAGTATCTATTTCCTGACGAAAAGGAAGAAGCCGAGAAGAACGCATCCTTAAAGGACGGTGAAATAGAGATCGAAATCGTCGATAACACTCCTCCCGCTGACCGCAACCGCGAACCGCTGGACACTCCACCTGAAGATGTAACAGACGAAGAACTTGAACGTTATACCGACACCAAGCTCAAAGAACGTCTGGCTAAATTAGGTAAGGGTTACCACGATGAGCGCAGGGCTAAGGAAACTGCTACCCGTGAAAAGGAAGAAGCTATCCGTATGGCCCAAGCGGTTGTAGAGGAGAACAAACGCCTTAAAGGTTCACTTAGCACAAACCAAGAAGCTCTCTTGGACCAAGCTAAACGAGTTGTAGCCAACGAGCTTGAAAAAGCTAAAGTTAAGTACAAGTCAGCCTACGAGTCAGGGGACTCTAACGCCATGCTTGAAGCCCAAGAAGATTTGACCGTTGCTCGAATGAAAGTAGAGCGCGTAAACAATTTTAAACCTCAGGCTTTACAAGACGATAGAAATGAGGTACAAAACACACAAATCACGCAAACACCCCCCGTTGATCCTAAAGCGGAAGCTTGGAAATCCAGGAATCCATGGTTTGGGAAAGATAGGGAAATGACTGGCTATGCGTTTGCGTTGCATGAGAAGCTAGTCATGGAGGATGGCGTTGATCCTAATTCGGATGAGTATTATAAAAAACTCAACGGACGGATTCGCCAAGTATTCCCAGAGAAGTTTAGCTCTGAGGAATCCGCTGATGCACACTCATCTCAGCGCTCATACAAATCAAACGTAGTTGCACCTGCGACGAGAAGTACTGCACCACGAAAAATCGTACTTTCACCGGATCAAGTGCGCATGGCAAACAGGCTTGGGGTCCCATTAAAACTCTATGCCGAAAAAGTTGCCGAGCAAGAAAGGAAAAAAAATGGCTGAACAAAATCGAATGAACCGCGCTTTAGAAACTCGTGAAAAAGAAATTAGGCCCGCTGCAAAGTGGACGCCTCCTCAACTGCTTCCCGAAATTGACGAAGAGCCCGGCTATAAAATGCGATGGATTCGCACCAGTATGGGTGGTGTAGGTGACGCCAGGAATGTTTCCGCAAAACTACGCGAAGGATGGGAGCCCGTAAAGGCTTCTGATCACCCTGAAGCGCATACATTCGCCGATCCAAATTCTCGGTTTAAAGATGCGATTGAAATTGGTGGACTTATTCTTTGCAAAACACCGGCTGAATTTACTGAACAGCGCGATGCGTACTATCGACAACTTGCCGATTCGCAGATGCAGTCAGTGGATAACAGCTTCATGCGCGAAAGCGACGCTCGTATGCCTCTGTTTAGCGATAAACGCACGACAGTGACTAAGGGTTCCGTTTTCGGTTCTGGGTCTTAATTTTGGAGTCTAACGATGGCATATCCTACCATTGACAAGACGTACGGTTTCAAGCCAGTCAATCGACTGGATGGATTACCTTACGCCGGAGCGATCCGTCAAATCCCAATCGCCCCTTCCTACGCAACAGCTATCCTGAACGGTGACACCGTCAAGGTGGACACTAACGGCTACATTGTGGCTGCTAGTACTACCGACTCAGGTAGCATTATTGGTGTGTTGGTTGGATGTTCTTACATCAATTCGTTGAGTCAACCTACGTTTTCGCAAGCTTACCCAGCTTCTACGTCAACTTCAACAAACATGGCTTTTGCCTTTGTTGTGGATGATCCTAGTGCTGTGTTTCGTGTTTGCGCTACTGTCGTTGGTTCCACCACTCCCACAGCTTATAGCCGTGC